GTTTTAAGGGTGCGGTCCGTGTTATCCGCTTCGATATTGTAGTCCCTCGAAGTGCAATTATCCTTTGCAAGAGTCCGGCTGTGCCGCTTGGTGTGGTGGGTCGGCTCCAAGAAGCTCTCGGCCTAGCACAACACCTATGCTGCGTGTTGTATGTGTGTTTGTTTGGGTCCGGGTAAGGCCGGGGCCTGGGGGTGGGTGGTTAGGTGATTAGACATCGTTGTGCGCGATCGCGACGATTAAAGGGTCGTCGCAAATCTCACCAAGCTTGATGTTCTCAAGCCGGTGGATACAATGGAGTACGTCTGCCTCGCTCATGTCGTAGTGTTGATTGTAGTAGACCAGGGTGTCCCACCATGGGGCGCTGGTATTACCTGCGATGCTCTTTGCATATGGGTTGAACCTCTCAGTGATGACCTTCCCGGAGCCAAGCTCACGTTGAAGGCCACGGCCTAGCGCGGCCATGAGTGGGTCAACCTTGCCAAAGTGCAGCAGGGTAATAGCGATACCACGTAGCCAGGCGAGCTGGCCTTCGTGGTTTCTCTGCTTCATGTCAATACACATCTTCATAAGGGCTCTGCCTGTCTTAGGCATGAGAACGTAGGTTTCGCCCACAGGGTAGAAACGTCCGCTGCAGAACTCTGCATCCAATGGATCTGTGCGCAAGACCATCTCAACCTCCATGCCGAACAGGGCATATTCTGCCGTAATCGCTTTGACTCCGCCTAGGAGGTCGATTTCCGACTGGAGGGTGACAGTCACGCTGTCGTCACCGCAAATGATTGAAACCCATGGAGCACCGGTGACGTGGATGTGGTGCTTCATGCGTGCGTTAACCCAGGTGTCGCCGACAGACGTGTCGGGCCATCCAGATTGCATTGTGTACGGGATTTCGTACTTGGTCCCAAGATTAGAGCGCCCCCGGCTCTTGCCCCGCCTGAGTCCCTCCGCCACGTGTTTCGGGAGCTTTTGCCGATACACTTGTTGGAGGAACTCGAATGGCCCCTTCGTGAGGTGGAGGTCAAATCTGCTCTGATCATCCTCCAAGACGACAACTCGATCGCCTGGCCCACACATACTTGTGATGAGGTCGAGACAGTCAGCGTATGCTTGACCGATCGCCTCACCAGACATGCCACAGGTATAAATGACTTGTTTACCCATGGCTATCTCAGCCGTTGTGTACGCGGTAGGTTGTAAGCCCTTCTTAGTTGCCTTTGTGAAGGGGCGGACGTACCTACCTACGACCGCGCTGAGCTCTGGAGGACAGCCCTGGATGAACCGGGGGTCCTTCATGCATCCCAGGAGGCCGAGGTCTGCCTCGAGTTTCATGGCTATTTCCTTTTTGATGAAGGAACTAGCCTTGAGAACCCGAGGTAACTCACAGCCTTCTGCCTTGAGACGCAGAAAGAGCTCACGCTTTGCTGGGGGAAAGGATCCCGCCCAATCGATGTACGCCATTCCAGCCTTCACCCTCCGCACTAAGTTCAGGAGGATTCTGGTGGATGGTAGTTTGATGACGGTGCGCCAGTGCTGATAGATTTTCTCAGCGGCCTTCTCGTCGGTGTGCATCGGTAGGCGTTTCCCAACCCTCCCTTCCATTGAAACCTTCTCGTTGTGATGACAAGAACGGTATACAACAGGTGTTGTTCCCTTGACCCCCCATCCAATCCAAGCACCAAAACCCTCAACGCAGTGGGCATCGGGTATTGAGCATTTGTACCCTGATTGGGTGGGCACAGCCTTGATCGGGTGGTCGTGGAGGCACACATCTTCTACAAGTGTGCCAAATCGGAGTGGACCGCCATTAGGGAGTGCTGAGTTGAGCATCCAAGAGTACATGCCGGAGTGTTCGGCAAAACAATTCCACATGATGTGGATGATAATGGCAGTGATCAGGCTGAGGTGTCCCCAGTCCTCCATGGCGCCTAGCTCATAGAGGAGGGAGTGACACGTCAGTCGTGTTAAGAATTCAAGCAACCTTTCAATTACACTCATTTTAGTCGACAGGAAGTACACTCTTTGTGCGGCTAGATGACGCTCATCACGTGGTGAGAACGTCTCATAGACCGAGAGTAGTACTGCTGGAATGACAATATGGTATTGTAGTAAGCCATAAATGTCGTAGTGGAAT